CCTGTTCCACCACCGCCACCAGCATAAGTGACACTACTACCTGAAATACTTACCGATACACCCGCACCACCTGTGCCAGCAACACCTGAGCCGCCGTTAGTGCCGACAGCACCAGCGCCACCGCCGCCCCCAGTAGATGATGTACCAAAATTTCCACCTGCATAACCTTCATTGGCAGTTCCCGCCGCACCATTACCATTGCGCGAACCACCGCCTGAGCCACCAGAATTAGGGGCTACGTTACCTGCGCCGTCATAGTATCCACCTCTGCCACCGCCTGTTGAAGTGATTGTGCTGAATACACTATTTGTTCCATTCGCTCCAGCGCTTGCACCACTTCCACCAGCACCGCAGGTGAGGCTATAATTTGTTCCAGTTGCCACAGTTAAAGCACTTTCTAAACTTCCGCCACCACCAGTTGCAGTCACAGTTGAACGCAAACCACCTGCACCACCACCGCCAGCATAACCTGTATAACCACCACCTGACCCACCACCAGCAACAACTAGATAATCAAGTGTGAAATTGACTGAACGCGGATAATTTTGTGAAGCAATAATCCCGATTAAACTCATTAGGCAATATCTCCTACAACATACCAAGTGTCGGTTGCGACCTTAATACAGGAAGCAGCTGAATACTGAGCCCTCAACTTAGGTGCGATTGCAGAAGCTCCTGTTGATGAGATTGTAGTAGTGGCTGAAGTAACTGCCTTAATTGTGGTCTGACCTGCACCGATTTGAATAACATTAATTACTGTGCCAACTGGAAAAGCAACATTGGCATTCGTTGGAATTTGAAAATCATTAACAGTAGCAACGGACATAGTGACCAGTTTTTGGTCTGCGTCCGTTAAAACTATTGTATAAGTTGCAGTCTGAGCATTTAGTGTTAAGGCTGAACCTGCCCGAAAATCATACGAAACTACTGGGACTGGCCCAGTTCCAGAAGCCACTGAAATACCAGTTCCAGCTTGAACTTCAGTTATATCGCCTTGATCATTATTTATCCAAGCAGGAACGCCACCAGATACGGCTAAAATCTGACCAGCAGTGCCTATTGGCAAAGCAGTATTTACATTGGCGGTTGCTGATCTATAAGCAAGTGCGCCAGTAGTTGTCTGTGGGTTTAAGTTCTTTGTCGTTGTATCGACTGAGTTTCCCAATGTGCGAATTGCAGCTGCGCCATCCTTAACGAGATCAGTATCGTTAGGGGTAGTCCAGCCGTAATTAGTAGTCGTTGCCATTTAGTCTCCTATGCCACAATTGTAGCGTTATACCATTCCAGTAATGGGTTTATTGTATTCCAACTCTCTACCGCTGGAACTGAGTTCCAACGGAAGGCTTGAAGGCTGAAAGCTATAGGCGATAGGTTCATCGTCAGGTCTAAACGGTTAAGACTTGCAGTCCAAGTCCAACCTTCAACAAATCCTTGAAACTCGCCATCGGTCATATTGCTTGGCAAATTAGTAATATTCAATGGCATACCCATAAATACATTTAGCAAGCTATCTCGGTCGGCATCATCAATTTCTGGACTGGCCGTAGTAAAGGTTATCTGCCGTAGGGCAAATTGAGGATAAGCGCGGATAAGAAGATAGAAGGCTGCTTGAGCTGCGGCGTCAGCTTGATGCCTAAGGGTTGTAGATATTGTGGTAGCTAGTTGGCCATAAAGCGATATAGAAGCTGCATCCTCATCAGTTTCTGATGCGCTGCCAATTCCATAGCCAACTGTGATTGCGTTTCGGACATCGCCAGCGCGCTTGACTATGGAAAGAGCTGGGCCGATGGCGTGATTGCCATCAAGATCAACATAGCCGTTAGTCGCAAGGTATTGGCCTCGGTGTGTCGAATCGGCATAACCAATTCGGCCTTGAGCATCTTCATATAAATAACCCAGTCCGCTAGTGGCATACCTAGAAGCTAAATTATAAACTGTGTCATTAAGTCCAGTCTCTGAGTGCAACTCATAATCACCAGGAGTGTCTATCTCGCCTAATCCGCTATTTTCTGCATCTTGCCATTGTGTCGTTGCGTCATAGCTTGACCAAGTTTCGGCAGCTGGCACTTCGTTCCATTGGTCAAATAATACGCCGCTAAGTAATTCTTCAATGCGGTCTCCATCAAATTGATGGGCAAAGTTGCCAGTATAAACTGCTCTGTTTAATCTGGCTAAAGCTCCTACTGCAACAATTCTAATCTGCTGACTCGTAGCAGTTGATCCTGAAGTCTGAATTGTAATGCCCAAATCCGTTATAAAGCCGCCAAAGAGATTTACATAAGTTGCCGTAGAATCCTGCACCTCTATTGTAACTGCGTCATTTATTTCAAATGGGACTGCTGCCTCACTAGTCTCAATCAAGGTCACATTGCAATAACCTGCAACTGGCTGGGTATAAATATCGGTTCGGCCTGAAGTAATTGTAAGACCGCTGAGAGTTGCGTTGGTGACTGTAGTGCCAGCAACTTTAACGCGATAAGTAGGATTCCAAATTGTCATAGGCCCGTTAGTTGCAGAGCGCCTGCGCCAGTTCGAGAATTGCTATTATTTAAAGCTAGGACTACCGCTCTAGTAAATCCTTCTTCATCTATGGCACTAGGAGCATTGACATTAATAACAATACTTTGCCTACCCATAGAATTAGTTGGGATAATGCGCCCACCCGTATTGGGAACAAATAGTTCTGGGCCTCGCTCACCTACTAAATAAGACTGGGATGAATTGACTGCTCCTCCCGTTGCTTTACCGCCTCCAAAGGCTTTATCTACTAAATCGCCAATACCTTTGACAATTGGATTATTTTTAATTAGATTTACAAATTTAGAAAGTGCATTGTAAGCATCGCCAATAAATCCAGCTAACTTGCCAAAGCCATCAACTAAACCGCCTAAGATTGTGCCAATAACCTCAAGAGCTTTTTTGAATGCGCCGCTAAGAATTGGCGCAACTTTGTCTCTAATAAATTCTGCAACTGCTTTAATGACTGGCTTTAATTTATCAAAGCCTTCTCTGTTGTCATCTATTGCATCTTTAACCGTATTGAAAGCAGTCTTTAATCCTTCAAATACAGGCTTAAAAGTATTGATTAAAAACGGTATAACTTTTGTGTAAATAAATTCATACCAATTTTTAAAAGCAGGCAATAAAGTTTCTTGTACAAATTTTGATACACCTTCAATAATTGGTTTTAATTTTGGGCCAATCTCATCGGCAAATTCTTGAATTGCAGGAATTCCCTTATCTACGAATGCTGTGATGAGTGGCGTGATGCCATCTAATATGAATGATCCAGCAGTTTCTTTAGCTTCATCAAATGCAACACCAAGTCTTGCCATTTTGCCAGCAAATGTCTCGGCTTGCTCTTGAGCTGCGCCGCCAAAGCGTTCAGTTAATGTCGGCATCAAATCTGCGAGTGTTTTGCCTTTTAGTTCTGAAGCTTCAAAGCCGCCAACTAATTTGCCTAACGACGTGACATTGCCATCAAATGCTTTGCCTAAAGCGGCGCTAACTGTTTCAACATCTTTGCCCGTGGCTGCGCTTATATCCAAAGCAAGATTCAATCCATCTTGCGCGCCTTTTACATTTTCAGTGCTGCGAATTAATCTGTCGAAGGCTGGCCGCAATTTGTCATCTGCAACACCTGTGGCTAATGCCGTTTTTGTTATGTAATCTTCAACAGCTTTGACAGTCTCTTTTGATGCACCTGCTACGCGCTCTAAAGTGCCAGCTAATTTTGCCTGAGCAGCTTCATCTTCTATTGCTGATTTAACGCCATCAATTAATAAAGTCGCGGCATAAGCGGCAGCAGCAGTCGCCGCAACACCTAAAGCAATGCCAGCTTTTTTGCCAAAATCGCCTACCTTACTGCCAAAGCCTTCGACTTCTTTGCTGCCGTCACCTAGCTTCTTTTTTAGATCATCAACATCGGCAAGGATGGATAATTTAAGGGTTCTATTACCAGCCATTAATCATCCCACTTTCCAAGAATCTCGCTAAATGATTTTTCCCATTGAGCGATTAAATAAGACTGCTCTTTGCGCAAAGTAGGATAGATAAAATAACCATCTTTATTTCTAGTTGGAAATTGCTTATAGCGTTTAGATCCAAATTCTAAACCGCCCCAGAGCATTTGGGTTGTAGCTCCACCTGAGAATCTTTGGCTGGCAAAACCATAAGAGATTTCGCCTAGCTTGCTGGATTTAGATACTTTACCGCCATCAACTACTCGGGCTACGGCTTTACCAGAGCGCACTCTTTGGCCACCTGCTTCTTGAATTTTCTTGCGTAGATACTCAGCTAAAGAATTAGATTGAATTTTGGCAGCATCAAGGGCAGTTTCATCCATAGCTTTAAAAGCGCCTTTAATACGGCGAAGGTCGGCTTTATCATAAGCAATTGCATCAGCCATTATTTCGCCTTTCCAATAACTCGACTGCTGTAACTATATCCTCTGCATCAGTCCAATATTGCATTGGGATATTGGTGGCTATTGCTAACTCGACGATAAGTCTGTTTAGACTTCCGTCGGGGTAGCTTTTGGGCTATCACCCTCTACCTCAATATCTGCGACTGTATCCATCCAAATATCAAAAGATTTAACTGGCTTACCTGCTGCTTCTCGTTTCATTGCATTGTATGCAAGAAATAAGACGTCCCAGATGCCAGGTTCAGACATTGCCCTAATGGACTTGCCTGTTTCTTTTTCCCATTTGGCATACTCGGGCGGTTGCGCGATATAAGTCGCTTGGTCGCCCGAGTTATATGTAATTGTAATTGCTGACTTCATAGCTCCCGATGCTCCGATCTCTTAGCTGAAGTTCTCTGTTGGTGTTCCAACTACTGTCATTGTCCAAGTGTCGGTAAGTGCTCCAGGAGCAGCTCCACCAGCAGTCGGGAAAATTGGCAATACGCTGAAAGTAAATACTGCGCCAGTTGCAGCTGTGAAAGCAACTGTGAGTGTGGTATTAGGTGCTGTTTCAGCATCAGCCCACATTGCTTCGAATAGAGAGCTTGCAACTCCCCAATCCTGTAGCAATTCAATTGCAAATGTCCATTGCTTATCAACGGACTTATAGGCGCGACCATCAAGAGTCTGATAGGTCTCTATGATAGTTTCGCAGCTTAGGACTGCGCTTGTTGCTTGGGCATCGTAATTTACGCTATCAAGCGTGAAGGTAACATCGCGCCCAGTTATTACTGTAGTTGGCATTTGGGTCTCCTATGCGGTTTGCTCGTAGCGGACGCTCAAGCGTATATCTGAAACTAACAGGGTAGTAGTTCCGACTTCTGTTACCGATGGTCTTTCGACTACCGATAATTCATACTTGGAAGCATTTAGTGCTCCAAGAATACTAATGACCATTTGCTCTAAATTATCTAAAGCAGCGGCATTGCTGAAATACGCAACGCAGGCAGTTATGGTGTAATTTAATTTAACTCTAGTTGTAGCTTTACCCAAGACTTCAAGCTCCATATAGGGCGAATCTGGGATGCAAATTATTGCTGGAACGATGGGCGCTTCTGGAACAGCATCGTAGATATTGGCAGCTACGCCAGCAAGCGCAGTTTTTATAGCGCCTCTAACATCTGTGGCAATTGTTGATGGCATTAACCAACCATCGTCTCTACATCAAGGTAAGGCCCTAGCAGCCCCGTTACTTTTGCAAGTAAATTCTTCGATAGTCGATAAGGGGTTACTGCAAAATCTATGCCTTCTATTGATCCACCAGCGGCTGTTCTCGCTTGGAAGATTTCGACTGAGATAGCCAGAATTGCAGCTTCAGCATTGGCATTTCCGACATAGGTTGATAGTCCAGAGAGCGCAGCGTTTCCTGCTGGGATAACATTTTTTTCCAATATATCTGCGTTGGTGATTGCGACTGTAAAGACATAATCTGATAACTCATCTGCTAATACTGTGTGTGTGCCGTTAAATGGTGATCCGCATCCAGTAATAATTACAGATTGGCCTTCTGTGAATTCTTGAATCGTTGCGGTCTCAAAGTAAGCGACATTATCCTCAAGCTTTACTTTGTTTATCTTGCTCTGGAATGTGACTAGCATTGGCAAAACTAAATTCTCTGAAGCATCAACAATATCGTTTAGGTAAGCATCTGGATATAGGGATGACGAAACGCCAAGAATTGTCCTTAGCTCTGTGGCTGTAACTATCGTTGGCATTTCGTCATCCTTTCA